AGATGCTCTCAATAAGGATTTTATATATAGCGATGATATGATTCATTTTCTTTATGAATTGCCTCTGGTTAAAGAGAGCTTTGGTGCCGTTTCCTATCAAAGATTATTTAATACACAGGTAGCCAACATTCTAAGTGGTAAATATCTCAAGGTGCCAATTGAGGTTGATGGTGATGATCTGATGGTACATAAAGAACACAATCAGGGCAGCATTACACAACAGAAAGGTAAGTGCAGTGTGAGTATTGTACATGTAAGAGGTGAAGCCGCGCTCGGTCACACAGGTATTAATATTGTGGCTGGTAAAAAAGCACCAGCATTTGCTTTTAGTACTAATCTTACTGATGAACAAACAACTGAATTCATGTCTGATGTTGTGAATATGTTCTATACAATGAATGATGACATCTTTGTTGCTTCGTCAAAAATCATTTCACATTGAATATTTTTGATACAATAACCGGTATTGCATTTACTAAGCAACAAAACCTTCTCGAAAATATAGAGGATGAGAAGAGTTTTAATTCATATATGTGTAATAGGTGGCTCTCTATGCTTGAACCGTCAGCTGCTCAAATTATTAATATGACAACGAATCGCTTTGGTTCCATTTTTACAAACAATAAGGAATATTATAAGTTTTTACTTAATGTCCTGCCGCGATACAAAAGACAAAGAATTAATTATATCAAAAAACCCAGCAAAGACACAGAGATAGACGAAAGTTGAATTATTAACTTGTGACTATAAGTCACTTTATGAGCAAATTAAGTGTAGATGCATTAGGACCAGTCCAAAAAAGTTTGATAGATCTAAGTTCTGTACCAAAGAATAGCTTTAATAGTTTATTTGTTGGTTTTGACTTGGAAGTTCTTTTAGATGATGTAATTTTATTAGAGTTTGTTGATGAGGGGGATAGCGGTAATGAGATAATAAGAAACGGCATCTTAGTGCCTATCAATGCAGATACCAAGGCATGGAGAATAGGAAGAGTTATACTTGCAGGTAATAATGTGAGACTAGTTAAAAGAGGGGACCATGTATGCTTCCCTAACAATCTAGGAATTCCCATAGCAAATATTGATGTAGTAAATCACGGCACGGTAAAGCATGGTATATTTTTAAATGAACAGAGAATATTCGGTGTAGTTAAACCGAGAGAAAATACAAATGCTGGTAGCATTAACAAGTCTAAGAAGCGTGTTACAAAATAACGTTTGCGAGATAAAATTTACCAGAAGAAGACTTCAACCTGGTAAATCTCCGACACGTAGAATGCTTTGTACTAATAATACACAGCTTTTAAATAGCGTAGATGGTAGACTGACGTTAAATTATTATTCACCTGCACGTCAGCCAAAATTCAACCCGACGCAAAAAAATCTAGTTATTGCATGGGACATTTTTATGCAAGATTACAGGTGCATAAGCTGTGATAGGTGTGACCTGATTACATCAATACCTGCAGGGGAAGCGTTTTGGAAGTATTTTAATCAAAACTTAGCACCTTTAACTACAGCACAAAAGGTTGCTTACATGGAATCATGAAAGCAGATTATTTAGAAAAACATATAAATTGCTTTCTACAGAGGAGGGTGAATTTTGTTTCTAATGGTAAAATTATTAAAAGCGGTACATTGCTTTTATTTACAGTAAAGGATTTTTATTTAAATTTTACCATACTTATTGGCAGTTCAAAAAAACAAGTTGAAATACCATACCCTTTTAGCTTTGAACGTACTGGAAATTCAATAACGTTAGATTATACTCTAGGTAAGTTATATCATGGCATATCCACAATATCACAAACCGTGCAGGATCTCACACCTAAAAAGCCGAATAAATACTACAATGCAAAGGTATATTTAAAAATAGCTGAATAATTTATGATAATACAATGCGAAATAAAGTTAGATAAAAAGAAATCAGTAAATAAGCTTTACTTTGATAGTAAGCTAAAAGCTTTTACTAATAAGGTAAAGCAGTGTGGCTTGCTCGATGAAGTCAGACTACGTCGAAGCTATATGAAGCCTTCTGTTCGTAGGAAGCTGGCAAAGCAAATATCTGCTCAAAAATGGAAATACTATCAACCATAGTATTAAAATTTGGTGCTATTAGCTCATTTTCCAAAAGACTATCAGCCAAGCGACTCTCAATGTCAGCTAATAAGAGATGTAGAGAAGGCCTTTGCCGCTGGATACAAATATGTAATAGCTAGTGCCCCTACAGGGTCTGGGAAAAGTTTTTTAGCTGCAACATTAGCTAATTGTAGTAACAAACCAACACAAGAATTTGTTAATTTAATTAATACCTATAAAGCTTTCAAGCAAGACTATACTGGTAATTTTATAAATGAAGTGGAATGCTTGAAAGAGCCACCGTTTGGTGCGTATGCGCTAACCATAACAAAAAGTCTTCAAGATCAATATAAAGGACTTTTTAATGAAGTGCCTTTTTTGAAGGGCAAAACAAACTATCAGTGTTCAATTGATGAATTATATGATGTAGAAACAGCTCCTTGTGTTTTTCTACCAAAAATGAAAGATGATTGTTGGACAAAAAATACATGCCCTTATTATTCAGCAAGAAATATTGCTCTGACTTCAAAGTTTGCTGTTTTAAATTACAAAATGTTCTCACATCTGCCAAGCCATATCAAGCGAAAGAATTATATTATTTGTGATGAGGCAAGCGAACTTGAAGAGGAATTAATTAGACAATTTACCGTGACTGTTGATTATCAAAGGCTCTTAAATTGTGGTGTTCTAGTTAATCCTCTTCTTTCGGAATCAAATAAAATTGCATATGATTGGATGATAGATGTTTCATTTAAGATATCTGAAAAAATAGATAGTTTAGTGAGAAAATCACAAAAGGACACTAACCCCGCTATAGGTGATAGGAAGAGTATGCTTTATTTAAAAAATCTATATAAAAATATTTTAGATGCAGAGTCATTGTGGAGAAAAATTGAATGGGTCATAACCAAGAGCGGTAATTCCGCTACCTTTACACCTCTTAAGGCCGATAGACTTGCATCTAGTGTCTTTGATTACGCAGATCAAGTCTTGCTAATGAGTGCCACTATTATTGATCATAAGAATTTTGCAGCAAGCTTAGGCATCACGAAGTATCAATATGTTGAAGCAGAATCAACATTTGATCCGAAAAAAAGTCCCATATATGTTACCACAGAACATAAATTAAATTATAACAATATCTCGAGATTAATGCCGGCTATTGCGAAGCAAATTAAAGAAATTTGCTTAATGCATAAAACTAACAAAGGCATAATACATACTCATAGTAATGAGATTACCAGAATACTAAAGAAGTATTTAACGGAGGATAGATTTTTATTCAGGGACGAAGCAGCCACTAACGAGCATATTTTAGAAAAACATTTCAAATCAATTGAGTCTACAGTTTTAGTAAGCCCATCATTAACACATGGCATAGATTTGAAAGATGATTTAGCAAGATTTTGTATTGTTGTAAAAATGCCCTATTTGCCCATGGGTGATAAGCGTATAAAAAAATTATTTGATAGGGATAAAAACTGGTATACAAATACTATGCTTAATAACCTTGTGCAAATGTGCGGACGAACGACTAGAAGTAGGAAAGACTACAGCAATACATATATTTTAGATGGAAATTCTAAGCAAGTATTGCTTAATAATAGACATAAACTACCCAAGTTTTTTATTGATAGAGTATATTGATTTGTATTAAATAATACATGTATCAGAAATCTTTTCATTTTGAAATTAAAGATTTACTAGTTCAATTTCTAGCAGCATTTGACAACATAGTAATTAAGAGATACAATAGAAATAGAGCACCCAGCAATGAATTGAAGGTGAGATACATTTATGCACCAAAACAACGCGTCATATTTGACTTGGTAAATCCTGCGCAGAATATAACCTTGCCCGTTGTTAGTGTTACTATAAGAAGTATATCAAGAGATAATGAAAGAGTGTTTAATAAGAATGTAGGCTTTTTTACCCCTGGATCACCCTACCAGCGCAATCCAACATACTTAACAAATTACTATAGATCCCCTGTGCCTGTTAATGTTGTTGTTGATATGAGTATAATTGCAAGGTATCAAACAGACATGGATCAAATATTGAGTAATTTTATACCTCATAATAATCCTTATATTATATTAAGCTGGACAGTACC